ATAGTACTATATATATATACTATAGTATATAGTAGTATATATACTATATACAGTATGTAGTATATATATAGTATATATACTATAGTAGTATATAGTATACTATAGTATTAGTATATATATACACTCTACCGAGTACGCTCTATCCGAGGTAGAGTGGTGAGGCGCTCGGTTTAGAGTGATTGAACTTATCTACCTGAACGGTGACTAAGTAGCCACCAGACTCGCTGTTAGGCGCAGGGACGCTTGCGCTGAATGCCTATCCACTTCTCCGGAGAAGACAATCCACCATGAGTACACCACTAGAGCTTCAGGTTGTACCTAACCATCTGCTTGAGCCTCAGTTCGATTCCGAAGAGAAGCGTGCTCTTCAGAAGCTAGCTGCTGGTACGGTAGATGCTGCTGTTGATGCAGTACAGCCTCAGCTAGATCAGCTTAACCAGCTACTCCAAGACCTGACAGTAGATCCCGTACCGTTTCGCTTCGTAGCTACTCCCGGCCAGACTAACTTCGTCATCAACGGCGTAGCCGCCGATAGTGGCGAGCTAGTCCTAGTCCACCGTAACGGTACCTACCTACACCCAGTCAACGACTACACCACGTCATTCACTATCGGTCCCGAGACTACCACGATCACGCTAGGTACTCCCGCTAACCTGAACGACGTGATTGCCGGCTTCGTCTACAACATCATCTCCATGACCGGAGGCGGTGGAGGCGGGGCAAGTACGCTAGACCAGCTAACCGACGTCGTAATCCTAAACCCCCAGCTAGGGGACACGATCAAGTGGAACCCGGCTCTTAGCCGGTGGGAGAACGCTCCGGACGCCACAGGCGGAGCTACGGGAACGAACATCACTCACACGGCTTCGGCTACGGACGTAACGGTAGAATCCAGTTCGGGTCTAGACACTACGATCCCCGCCGCTAACGGTACGCTAGCCGGCGTCATGTCAGCCGCTCAGGCAACCAAGCTAGCCGGTATCCAGGCCGGTGCTACCCAGAACGCAACAGACGCGGCTCTAAGGGACAGGGCTACCCACACCGGTACCCAAGCCTCCTCAACCATTGCATCAGCCTCACAGCGCGTCCTAGGCCGTTCTACGGCTGGTTCAGGAGCGGTAGAAGAGCTGACCCTCGGATCTAACCTAACGCTAGTCGCCGGAGTCCTCAACTCGGTAGACGTATCAGCCCCAGACTTTGTTCTTCAATCCTACGGAGTAATCTAACATGGCAACTAACGCTAATTACGCCTCAACCCCGCGAGCTGCTGTAGCCGTCCTTAACGCCGCTAACACGAACCGAGATGGTACGGGTACGATCGTAACCATTCTGTCTGGCGGTGCTAGCGGTACTCGCGTAGACGATATCCGTATTTCGGCTACCGGTACTACCACTGCAGGTATGATTCGCTTCTACCTCAGTCTGGATGGAGGTACAACCAGTCGCTTGCTGTTCGAGGTACCAGTCACTGCTATTACTCCGAGTGCTACGGTACCCTCGTTCCAGTCTATCCTGACTAACCTAGGCATCCTGCTACCGGATGCTAACGCCCAGCTAAGAGCTTCGACCAACAACGCCGAAAGCTTCCACTTGGCTGTGACTCGGGCTGGAAACTTCTAAGCATGAACGTAGGCATTTTTAGTGGGGTTCTGGGGGCTACGCCTTCGGACCCCGTAAGCATCCGAAACAGGGTATCTAACAGGGCTACCAACCTGTCTGTACTGGATAGGGGTGGATCCGTACGCAAGACGGATACGGGAGCCTACACTTACGCAATCCGACCTGACGTAATCGAAGGATGGAACGATGACGCTGCTATTCTAGTAGCTAACGATGGCAGCTCCGGAGATCTGACCGTAGCAGGGCAAGGTACGGTAGTCATTACCGCAGGCACTACGGTAGGAGCCGTTACTATTCCTCCCGGAGATAGCAGGCTTCTAAGCCGAGTAGGCGTGGATAGTTGGAGAGCTAGATAAGATGGGAATTATCCAAGCAGCAGCTAGACCCCGTAGAGGGCTAGCAGGACCGATTAGTGTGGTGCACTCGTCTGTTTCTCACTATTCGGGAAGCGATGGCGAGTGGCAGATCATTATCCCTGATCCCGGCACACTGCTAGCTAATGACGTAGTAGTAGTTTATAGCTCGACTATTAATGGTAGATGGAACGTGCCTACCCCTTCCGAGAACCTATGGGCAACTATTGGCGGAGACTTTCAGCAAGTAAATAGCAGAAACTATGCTTCAGAGGGACTTGTCCGACGTTTTGAGACAAATGGATCTTTGACACTGGCAGAAAGGACATTTAAGTACTTCACCAACTTTATCAACTCTACATCGCAGCTTGTAGTCGTAGTACTACGTGGTGTACGCAATAGCGGAACGTTTGTACAAGTTGACATTGGTCCACGCGCTTATTCAACATTCGTTCCTCCCACAACCCCGTCGCCAGTATCAGCTGCTCGCGGTGGTTCAGGAAGCTTAGCTCTATCTTTCGGTCACACTCTTAGTGGTACTATTGGAGGTCCTCCGGGAGGATGGACTAACATCATTCAGCAGGATAACGCTGCAGGCGTCGCTTACTGCGAAGGGCAGTGGTTCCCAGCCGATGGCACAACTACGCAGTTTGCTAGAACCCCGAGCCCGGCAACACGTGGCTTCGGTCTGATCCACTTTATCGCTCCTTGAGGTGATCCATGAACCCGCTCATTACCAACATTAATGCTCACGTACAGAGCGAGACCCTCGCTACGCGTACCATCATTGCGTGGAATCCAGTAGCTAATACCGGATCCATCAACTACGAATGCTCCGACTTCTACCAGCTTCGTTCAGACGGTAGCTACTTCGGAGTACCAGTACCTAACACCACGATCTCGGTACCTCTAGAGGAAGTCATTAACGAGACAGTTAACGTCGAGGTGGCTCCGGGAGTCTTCCAGCCCGTACCGATGACACTAGTAGCCGGAGCTATTAAGGCCCACTTTGCTGCTAAAGTTGCTCAACTAAGAGCCCGCAACGCGGGATAACGGAGGTACTATCATGTCAGGATTTGCAGTTACCCAGCGCGCTTTCCGTTTTCAGGTAGGCACGCGTGAGTTCGCTATCGATATCCAGCAGAACATCCTATTCGAGACAGAGCCGGGCGGTATCGGCGTATCACTATACGAGCGTGAAGGTGCCGTATGGCTTAACAAGTTTATCGAGTTCGGGCAGCCGCTCATGGGTGCCGGTGACGCAGCTATTACTGCAGCGGGAGGTGTCGTGCCGTTCTGTAGACTTATCGTAGGACGCGTCAACAAGGCGCTTAACGTGATCTTCGGGGCTACTAACGTAGATCCTCCCAAAAACCTAGCGGAGCAAGTACAGGATTACCTGCTAGCCAATCTCAAAGTTGTATACGTAGACGGCAAGCCGCAGGTACAGCTAACCTAACGAGGGAACTATGTCACGTCCATTCAGCCTAAACGTACGTCGCCAGACTGCGGCTGACTTGGTAAGGCACGAAGCGATCCGGGAGTTTGCTTACCCGGATCCTTTGTCTTTACTAGCCCGCAAGTACAGACGATTGAAGTGGGGATTTGTACCAGCAAGACAGCTACTGGAGCAGGTACCAGAAGGCGAAGAGCACGGACGTCCTTGGACTGTAGGAGTAGGATTCACTCAAGGAGTAACCCCTGACTCCCGTATGACCCGAGAGCAGTCTCTTCGCAAGCTGGACGAAAAGGTAGGCAAGTACGCTGGAGATCTACAAAGACTGATCCCCGACATCACCGAACACCCGTTCGTTATCCAGACAGTATTTCTAAATCTAATCTTCAACATGGGCTTTGAGCGACTAGCAAAGTTCAAGAATACACTAGCTTTTCTCCGTCAGCGAGACTATCAGTCGGTAGCTGATAACCTAGAAAAGTCGCTCTGGTATCGCCAAGTAGGCACCAGAGCCGTGGAGCTAGTAGAGCGCGTAAGAACTCTATCCATCAAACAGGAGCACGTATTCCGATGAGCAAGAAGAACAAGAAGGCCGTAGCACTGGACTGCAACATCGTAGTCCTTACCAACGACATGACCCCGCAGAAGGTAGCTCTCATGGAGATGTTCTACCGGGGAGCCTTCGCTAACACCCTAGGCTACATGGATGCCCTTAACGAAGAGACTGGCGAAGTTGAGCAGCTAATCGTAGGCTTCGACAAGAACGCCGTCAACGGTCAGGTAGACACCTATCCGCTAGCCCGTCTCTTGGCTCCCAGCGAAGTAGCTAAGTACAAGGCACCAGACGGTAAGGGCGGGTACTTCTGATATGACAACTCAGGCCGACAAGGCTTGGATCAACGACTTGAAGGACGCTTACCTACAGGGGGCGTCCGACGTCGAGATCTGCAAGATCCTTAAGATGACTCAACGAGAGTTCGACTCCTACTACGAGAAGTCTCCAAACTTCAAGGAGATGGTAGATATCGGACGTATGATGGCTAAGGCGTGGTGGTATGAGCAAGGTAGACGTAACATCGAGAATACCAAGTTCAACACTACGCTATGGTCATTCAACATGAAGAACCGCTACGGTTGGGCTGACAAGACTGAGAACACTTCGGTCGATGCTGACTTCGAGGATATGGATCTCAGCAAGCTAGAGCAGATGCTTCGTAAGAAGGCACCTAGCGTACTACGCTTAATCAAGCCTACCATGACTGATGCAGAGATTGTGAACCTCGATGCCAATTGACTTTGATTCCGATCTACCCTTGAATCCCTTTAAGCGCGTCTTCTCTTTGGAGGACGAGCTAGAGATGATGGACGCTGCCCGTCCTGACAAGGACAAGGATAACCGTAAGTCAGCGGCTCGTAAGATCTATGAGGTCACTAAGCTGATGGAAGTCTACGAGCGAAAGCTAGCAGAGGCAGGTACTAGCAAGTGGTTCGTGGACGGTACTACTACCGACATCTCTAACTGCCCGAGACATCGTGCTTTTTTCGAGGCCGGTGCCGTTTACCACGAACGTCTGTTCATGGCAGGCAACCGCCCGTTGGTTGCAGGTACAAAGGTACGTACGCCAGACGGCTACCACAAAAACATTGAAGACTTGAAAGAGGGAGATAAGGTACTAGCATATCAACTAAGTACTAACTCCCTAGTAGAAGCTAAAGTAACTAAAACGTATCACTACAATGAGCCAGCCTTTACTTACTCTAACGGAAAAGGCGTGTCCGTGTCTAGTACCCCAGACCATGAGTTTTTATATGTGTCTGGTAAAGGTGTATTGCGTCAAGATAAGGCAGAAAGATTAGCAGGTAAAGTGGATCGCAAAGTAGTAGTCCCATGTAAGTGGGATGTAGAAGAGAAAGATCCCGGCTTTTCAGAACGAGAGGCTTTACTGCTAGGACTACTAACTGGAGACGGGCACCTGTGTGCCAGAAATAGTCAGTTCAAGTTCACGAACAAGGCTAAGGAGTTAGTAGACTTGGCGGTAGCTTTAGGAACTGAGTTAGGAACGCAGCCGCGAGTAGTAAATAGCGGTACTTTTTATGATGTGTATTTTCCTAAACCCGAAAAAGGCAAAGGTAAGAGCACTCTGTTTCTGCTGCTAGAGCGTACTAATTTATTGGGAACTAAGTCAGGGAATAAAACTGTACCCCAGTCACTTTTCTGCGCTCCGGTAGGGCACATCAAAGCTTATCTGCACGGACTGCTAGCTACTGATGGCTATTCGCGTTTGGGTAGGTATTGCCTCAGTACTACGTCCGCCTTGCTAGCCGAGGGCGTAGTGTCCTTGTGCCTCCGCCTTGGAATCAGAGCTACTGTCGCTACGCGTAATCGTAAAGACCCTAACCATGCTGACGAGATTGTAGTATCTATTACAGGAGACGACAATCTAAAAGTTATCGGCAATGTGCCAACCAAGCCCTACAAGCTACGGGGTGGTCGTGGACGAGCAGAGGTGCAAGCAGTCAGCTTTACAAAAGCAGAAGCACTAGGCAACAAAGATGTCTACTGCATCACTATTGACCATCCAGATCACTTGTTCGTAGCTAATGGATTAGTTACTTCCAACTGTGGTAAGTCCATCTCGGGAGCTTTTGAGACGGCGTGTCATCTTACCGGACTGTATCCAGAGTGGTGGGTAGGTAAGCGTTTCGATCACCCGATCTCAGCTTGGGCTGCCGGTCAGACGGGTCAGACTACACGCGATACCTGCCAGAAGGAGCTGCTCGGACCTCCGGGAGCCCTCGGCACTGGCATGATTCCTAAGGAGCTTATCCTAGGGACGGCGGTAAAGCAGGGCGTAGCTAACGCTATCGAACTAGTTAAGGTACGCCACGTATCAGGAGGAGTATCGGTACTAGGATTCAAGTCCTACGATCAGGGAGTCAAGGCGTTTTACGGTACGGCACAGCACGTAATCTGGCTAGACGAGGAGTGTCCTGACCTGATCTACAACGAGTGCTTGATCCGCACCATGACTACTGGTGGTATCCTGTACGTTACGTTCACTCCGCTGCACGGTATCACCCCGTTCATCGTTAACTTCTGCAAGAACGCCAACTTCCTAGCCGGAGCTTCTCCAGTCACGATCATGACGGACGAGGAAGAGGAAGAGCAGCTAGGTATTGGTAACAAGGCCAGCCGCGCTGTAGTCCAAGCTGGATGGGATCACGCTCCGTGGCTAGATGAAGATACCAAGAAGCGTCTAGAGGACAATACTCCTCCGCATCTACGTGAAGCTCGTCGTAACGGCACCCCATCGATCGGCTCCGGTAACGTGTATCCGATTCCAGTAGAGGAGAGCGTGGTAGATGATTTCACCATTCCCGGTCACTGGCCTAAGTGGTATGGCCTAGACGTGGGCTGGAATAGAACCGCCGCTGTTTGGTTAGCCAAGAATCCAGACGATGGGTCTATCTACGTGTACTCAGAGCACTATCGCGGACAGGCTGAGCCAGAAGTTCACGCCGCTGCTCTGAAGTCTAGGGGTGACTGGATCCGTGGGTGTATCGATCCGGCATCCAAGGGACGTTCTCAGGTAGACGGCCGCAAGCTAATCGACGTGTACCGTAAGCTAGGACTCAAGCTAGTCGAGGCCAATAACGCCGTAGAAGGTGGTATCCAGAACGTCTGGTCGCTACTAAGTTCAGGTAAGCTCAAGGTATTTAAATCCTGCGTGAACTTATTGAAGGAGTACATGGTCTATAGACGCGACCTTCAGGGAAGGATCGTAAAAGATAATGACCACGCCCTAGACGCTCTGCGCTACGGCATCAATACTGATAACGTAGCCATGGTCCAGCCGACCAATACGGCAAGACATTACGGAGCCGCTAGTGCCCTCGGAGGAATCAGATATGACACCTAACGATATGCCCGTCGAAGCCGAGCAGGATCTACTGCAGGCTACCCCGGAAGAGCTAGAAGAGCAGGCACGTCAGGCGGCAGAGGCCGAACGCGAACGCCGCGAAGCCCTGCTCAAGGATCTAGCCGCTACCGTAGAGTCAAAGTTTGAGACTCGCCGCAAGAACCGCTCAGGCAAGGAGCGTCAGTGGCAGGAGTCTATGCGACTATACTACGGATCCCTAGCCAAGGTAGGAAAGGTAGGCGTAAGTCCTGATCGCCCGTTTTCGAAAGAGGCTTCAGCCGATCGTCCGGACTACAACATCGTACGTACCAAGTGCGATATCGCCATTGCTCAGCTAATCTCGCAGCAGTTTGCTGGCGGAGATAAGAACTGGGACCTAGTACCGTCTGGGGAAATGGACGCCCAGTCCTGCATCGGAATGGAAAACACGATGGTACGTCAGCTCGATAAGAGCAAGTACGGGTATGAATCACGTACGGCTATCGAAGACCGCGTAATCCTAGGTTCTGCCGTTCTTAAGGGTCCAGTAAACACCAGCAAGGTTAAGTCATCTTACAAGCTAGATCCGACTAGCGCTCAGTGGGCTCCAGTATTCCAGTCCAACACCGAGCCGTCTTACGTTCGTGTCGATCCGTGGTACTTCTATCCGGACGATTCGACTAACGACTTCTGCTCAAGCGAAGACACGATCGAGCTACACCCACTCTCTAAGACGGAGATGGCCAAGTACTCTAAGCATCCCGGCTTTATCCGCGATGCAATCATCGAGCTGCTCAAGGAAGACCCCAAGGACTATAGTACTTCCGCCATTGAGGAAGCTTCGGCTCTCATGGAGACTAGCCAGTCTTACATGAAGAACAAGTATATGGTCCTAGAGTATCACGGTCCTGTTACTTCCGAACAGCTAGAAACTCTAGGCATCGTCCCGTCCTACGACTCAGTAGACGGCAAGACCTACTACGGCGAAGTATGGGTATGCCAAGGTAAGGTCATTCGCGTAGAGCTAGCTAACATCGAAGACTTCGAGCTACCGTATCAGGTGTGCGAGTACAAGCGTGACCCGGTCAGCCCGTTCGGCGTTGGCCTGCCCCTACTAGTACGTGACGCTCAGCGTGTCGTAACGCAGTCGTGGCACATGGTACTAGACAACTCGGCCATTTCTTCTGGTCCTCAGGTAGTTATGCAGAAGGATCTCATCGAGCCAGTAGACGGTGATTGGGAAATGCGCCCGCGTAAGGCTTGGTTCCTTACCGACCTATCAGCTAACGTCAATCAGGCGTTCCAGTTCTTCGTTCCGCCTAACGTATCCGGCGACCTAATGGCTGTACTCAATGCCGCCAAGCAGTTTGCCGAGGAAGAGTCAGGTATTCCGCTGATGTCTGCCGGTCTACAGAACGGAACCGCAGTAACTACCGACTCGGCTACCGGACTAGGACTGCTTCAGCAGGCTAGCACCACGCTACTTGACCTACTGAACGAGATGTGGGACGACAAGGTGACTACCCGCGTTATCAAGCGTCTATACGCTTGGAACATGCAGTACAATCCTGACCCGATGATCAAGGGTAACTTCGAGATCGACGTAAAGTCTAGCTCAGATTACCGTAACAAGCAGCTATACATCCGCGATATGGAGAAGCTCAGCCTAGAAGCTAGCCAAAATCCCCAGACTGGTAAGTACGTTAACCTAGACGAGCTGCTAGTTGCTCGCCTAAGCATGATGCACCTGCCCTCAAGCCGCATCATCCGTACTCCGGAGGAGGTAGCTGCCTACGAACAGCAGATGGCACAGGCTCAGGGACCCAATCCGGAGCTAGTTAAGTTGCAGCTAGAGGAAAGACGTCTAGCTCTAGAGGAAAAGCGTGCTGCGCTAGAGGAGCTAAAGCTAGAGTTTGAGTTCAATCAGGCTCAGCAGCGTGAGGCTTGGGAATTCCAAGAGCGTCAGGCTAATACTTACGCCCGAGTAGCGGAAGCGGAGGCTCAGGTAGTAGCCAGCCAGAACGAAAAGGACGTAGCCATGCTCAATCTAGCCGCTAAGGACGAGCAGTTCAGGGCTAAGCTAGGTACCGACCTAGAGATTGCCCGTATGCGTGAGGAGACTAAGGCATTCCTATCCGGTCAGCAGGACAATCGCAAGCAGATCGACCAGTTACTAACAGCCCGCGAGCAAAAGCTCAAGCGCGAAACCGGATCAGGTATCTAACATGAAAGCACGCATCCCTAACCTCAACATCTACGACTCAAACTGGGTAGCTATCAAGGACTTCCTAGCTGCCCAGCTACAGAAATCACGAGAAATGCTAGAAAATCCTGCATTAAGCCATGAGGATTCTTGCGTAATTCGTGGAAAGATCCTTGTTTACAAGGAGCTACTAGCCGCTGAACGTGATATTCAGCAGGCCGCGACTAGATCGCCAACTTAAACGGAGAATGAACTTTTATGAATAACACCCCTCTAAGCGACAGTGAAGCCCAGAAGCTATTTGCCAGCGTCAGCAAAAACCTTGATGACCCTGATAAGCTAAATGAGATTCTGGGTGCGACTACGGTGCCGGATCCTGATCCCGCCCCGCAAGTAGTAGAGGAAGAGGTAAAGCAGGAAGTAGTTGAACAGGAAGTAGAGAAGAAGGAAGAAGAGAAGCAGGCCCCGACGCAAGAAAGCGAAGCTCAGGTCCCGGCAGCTCAGCCGGAAACCGCCCTATCAAGGGAAGAGCTAGAGCGTCTAGTCCAAGAGAACAAGCTGCTGCAGCACAAGCACCGATCGGAGACTAATCGGACCGCTGCACTACAGCGTAAGCTCAACGACCTAGAAACTCGGCTAGCGTCACTCAGTCCTACCGCCGCACAGCCGCCAGCTAAGGCCGCTCCGGCAACTGAGGAAGGCGAAGACGACGATCTTGCAGAGCTAAAGCGTACCGACCCCGCCCTTTATCGGATTATCAAGAAGCGCGAGGAAGCCGCAGCAGCCCAGATCGCCAGTCTACAAAACACTCTTACGCAAGAGCTAGCTCCTGTAAAGCAGGCTTGGCAGAATCAGGAAGTAGCGTCCGAAAAGGCGAGACTTGCTGAGATGGTACCAAACATTGCAGAGGTTGTACAAAGTGAGGCGTTCCATACCTTCGTAGGTAGCGCGTCTGATGGAGTAAAGCGTCTCGTAATGTCCAAGCACGCTGACGATGTTGTAGCAGGACTCCAAGTTTACTCTCAGTGGCTACAAGCAAACGGTATGGTTAAACAGGCTCCGGCGCAACAGGAAGCGCCGCAAGCTGTGCCAAGTCCAGCCGCTAGTCAACTAGCTGGTGAGCGTGAACGTAAGCTACAGCAGGCGGTTACTGTAAAGAGTCCGGCTGCTCCCGAGAAGAAAGAACTCACAGCAGAAGAACTTTTCGCGCAGTCGTATAAGCATTTCCATAAGTTGCATGGAAACTAACCTTAGTTAAGGAGATTTAATCTATGTCATTTTCAGGTACTCAGTACGGCGACATCTCACCTCGCGTAGGTATCGTAGCCGTTGCCAACATGCTCGCTTACGCGGACACCCAGATCATCCTCGATAAGTTCGCCAAGGTCGAGGCTGTGCCGAAGAACAAGGGTCTCGTCATCCGCTTCCGTCGTCCAGTTCCGTTCGAGGTTAACCCGACCGCGCTGATCGAAGGCGTGACGCCTGCCCCGCAAGCCCTTGAGTACGAGGACGTTCAGACCTCGCTAGCTCAGTACGGTGCGTGGGTACCCTTCACGGACGTCATCGCTGACACCCACGAAGATCCGAACCTTAAGGTCATGACCGAACTCTGCGGTAAGCAGGCGGCCGAGACCAAGGAGCTTATTACGTGGAACGAGATCCGTGGTGGTACTCAGGTGTTCTTCACCGGTACGGCTGTCAGCCGCGCTCAGGTTCAGGCTGTTCTAGACATTGACGACATTCGTCTCATTGTCCGCCAGCTCAAGCGTAACCACTGCCGCAAGATCACCAAGAAGCTCTCGGCTTCTCCGAACATTGCGACCGAGCCGGTCAACGCTTCGTTCGTCGGCGTTGCCCATACCGACCTTGAGCAGAACATCCGTGCTCTGCCCACGTTCGTCCCAGTCGAGCGCTACGCTTCGGGCACTCCTCTCCACGCAAACGAGCTTGGTCGTATCGAAGAGGTCCGCGTAATCCTCAGCCCGATGCTAGAGCCGTTCCTAGGTGCGGGTTCGGGTACCGTTACCGGCGTACTC